ATGCTGCGCGGGTTTATAGATTCAATTATCTGTATATCGTCAACCGTTATGCTTGGCTGGATAATTTCGTCTTCTTTCGCCGCGACCTGATACAAATCTCCAAATACGTGGTTGTTATACTTCGGCACTAGAAGCACCGAATCCAGTTCTACTGCCATTCTAGAGTGTATGAACGCTGACAGCTCAGTGAAATAGAATGTTTCCCCAAACTCCCATTTATTAATGTCAAAAAATTCTTGCACTAAATCTACAATCTTAGTCTTTAGCTGGTTTGCCGATACAGCTCTATTCGGAGATCGAATAATTTTTATGGTTGCCTGTAATGTTGATTTTGCCAACGACCCTATTATGGGTTTTATTTTTCCGGGGTGTAACACCACCGTGTCGGAAATCATTTTGTTTTCCAGCATATAATTGTAGTCTGATCGCAATGTAAAGGGCGTTGGCTCTTCTGGTTTTTCGGTAAGCGCTCCGGCCAACCACTGACGCAATGACGTATAATAGCCTCTGGATATTATAAACACGTCTATAATATTACTGGGCGATGGATCAATAAGGTGGTATCGTGGAGTTCGATGCATCCATAAAAAATTTAGCCCCTCCCGTCCTTTTTCACGTTTCCATAGCCCGCCATCTATTGCTTGGTCGGCCTCAAATGCATCCGAAACGGCGGCGCTGAATGGCTGGAACACCCATGGGTATTCAACACTTTCTCTGCTGAAATACACGTAATGATTTGTGCCTATTAAGTATGTAAGATCAACATTGTCCGGAATTCCGTCATTAGTCTCATCCACGGGCACAACTTCTAAGTCATGTATACTTTCCGTACCGGTTTCTTCGCCTTCTGTAATTACTAGTTGTCTAATTACGCTAAATGGATAATTAACTCCCAGTATTTCATTGGCAGACCCTAAGTTGGCAGATAGGATTACAATTTCATCCAAGTTTGTTTTTAACGTGTCAGTTGTTATAATCCTGTTTTCGTCGTTTGTTATCCAAAATTTTGTTTCATCACTGTGAACTATAATATTGGTTCCATTGTAATAAATTGACCAACCATTATCGGTTTTTATCTCCACGCTTATCCACCACGCTGCCGATTCCGAGGAATATACACTCCACAAATCATCCGTTGTACTATAGTTTAAATACACCGTGTTTGGTGCATTGATGGATATTAATGATAGTGCGTACTTTATTTCAGCATATTCCGAATCCGAAAACTCTTTTCGTATGTTTTCCGGATGTACACCATCTATGGTAAAAGTGGTAAAAAAAAGGTCGGTAGCAAGTAACGGCTGTATATAATTGTCTATCAATGCTTCTATGGTTGAGCCATTAACAATGCCGGAGCTATCCACCGTATTGTCTATGGATGGAAGTTCAGACTGATCCACAACCTCTTCACCACTAACGGAATTAAAATATACCGCCAAATCTGCCCCAAATATTTTAACATTCTCGTAGTATTCACGCGCATCATGCCAATAAATGTACTTTGAATCTCCTGCGAAAGTTCTGTTAATGGCACGAAGTTTTAATATAGAATTATCTTGCAGCATGAACTCGTTGTAATCTTTACCGTTTACCATTCTATCCTGTGTGTAGTATACGGCTGGTGCGGTTCTTCGGATATGGTCAATGTCCTCTGATGGTGCCGCATTCTGTATGGGGTTGGTCAAGCTAGTGGTAAATGCGAACGTCTGCTCTTTATTATCATAATCCTGATAATTGAAATTATTAGCTACGTTCTGGATAGAGCTGGTTGGTATAGACAAGTCAACGTTAGCAGATACCCTGTGCCATATTTCAAACCGTCCGGATGGTATATTAGAGAAATTCCCATCTCCGAATATTAGTCTGAACCTATCATCGCTTAGTGTTTCAACCTCGTACTTATTTCTATCCGATGCGGTATTAAATATGATATTCTGTGCGCTGGATAAATCGACGGGATACCATTCACCAATTCTTTCCGTGGCCTGTATGTTTGAATCATCTGTTAATATCTCGTTCGTGTCCGGGTCTATGTTATTGACCCATACATCTATTTCATTGGTGTTTTCAACGTTCACATCCAGTGTTTGGTTGGGTGTAACACCATCAAAATCCGCTAGAGTTCTACGCAGCTCACCCTGCTTGGTGAAGAAGAAGAAGCCCGTGTTGTCCGATGAATCACCAAGGCCGTCCGATAAGTACAGAATGGAGAGTTTTAAATCTTTTTCTGGTCTACGCTCTTTTGGTCCGAAAGCATCTAACTCTGATGCCACCAATTCCATTGGGTAGGTTACATTAGACACACTGATGTTGTACCCCAATGTATTAGAGGACAACGTATTGTTTGCAAGGTCATACAATTCAAAAAGTACATCCTGTACCTGTACGCGATCAGAGGGCAATACGGTTCCAAAATCTTGTTTAAGAACCCTGTTCATAACAATTGTAAATTGCTCTTTCCAATTGGGGTTATTGGAATCGTTCCACCGGATGTTAGTATTTGCCATGTTGGTGCCATTAGAGTCAAAAACATTTTCTGTTGTTGATATGCTAGTGACCTTAACCAGTCCTCTGGCAGGAATGTTTCGTGATGCGTTGTACGATAGAAGTTTAGCCAATCGCAAAATAGACTCTTTGCGCTGTGCAACAACAAGAATATTTTCGTGTGCGTTTAGATCAAATCTGTACGCTAATAACTCTCCTACATAGGCAAATGCTTCTATTATGGGTAATAATTCCGACGACTCTATCCAGTCGTTGAAGTCCTCAGAGAAGTATAATTTTAGATAATCAATGAGGGATTCTTTAATCGTGACGAAATCAAATGCCGAGAAGTTGACCTGATCGAACGCCTCGTACACCTTTTCCCATGATTCCGCTCTACTAATAATTCTCATAGTAATTTCCTATTATACTACTTCTATTTATTTTCATTGCTGTTTTCTTAATTTGTTGATATATTCAAAACTCCCCGGACCTAATTTTCGCACTAGTTTAAGGGTAAGTTCTTCTCCGGCGTTAATCCTGTAAATGGCTTCCCATATGTCTGTCGGGTGGTTGTCGGAGGCAAAATTAATTTGTAGGTAATTAGCCGGGATTTTTGTTACGGCGACTACTGCATCACAATCCCGAAATCCCGCCATTTTTTCTGCCATTTCAGCGGTAGATGCTAGGGTTATAAATTTCTTACCAATAGGACTTGGCGTAAATCCACGCGTTGCTATTGACTCCGCCTCCCCCTTACAGCATCCATAATATAGGTTTACAAATCTTGTTTGTGGCACACGCATTTGTGTGTCAACTCTTTCAAATAGTTCAGCTAATTTCATATATCAAACTCCAATCGGATTTCAAGGGTTTCGGATATATCCAATTCTATATAATCCAAGTCAATGGACGCAATAATTATCCCCTCATCGTATAATGGGGTAACTCTAAGTCCGGATGAGAATTCGGTAGCCCTAAGCTCCACTCTTGGGTCATACTGAACAACAGTATAGAGATCGTCTTCTAGCGCCGACAGGAGTATAAAATCCATGGGGTCGAATGGCATGTCCGGAATTCTAGTTCCGAATGATGGCATCATAATTCGTTCATTTACACGGGTGTAAATGTGGTTGACAATATCCTGTTTAACCAACTCTTTATCTAAAAGGGTTAGGGTCTTTTTATCCTTGTACCGGATAAAGGATATGCCGCGATATATGTTTTTCTTAGCCATGTTATATATTTATTACCTTCTCCAAAAATCCCCGCGCTCTATTTTCTCGTCCCCTTCATAAACACCTATGGGTTTTGATCCCTCTGATGATCCGTCATCCGTGTATTGATCTATCCAATCCACGTTATACTCTGGACGGTTACTGGTTCGGTTAACGGGGTCTCCTTTATCAATTTTCATTACGCGTGGCCATGGCTCATGATCTGGGACTCTATTTGTCCACGGGGTGATTTCCGTTTCATTGACATCAAACGACGGTGCTGCGGGTTTTCTGGGAACAACAAATTGCGGGATTGGCGGGATTGGTGGCCTGCCGTGAGATAAACTATTAATGTTTATCGCGGCAACCATTTTACTTACGGTTGTGCCGTAATCATTGAATCCTACGATGGGGGCATCCAGAGTTATCTTGCCCGGACTTAATTTTATTCTAGAGCCATCGCCCTGAAATTGTGCGGTTGCCGTTGCATTTAATAAAAATTTTGTGGTGTCTAATTGTAGATTAGCACTTGATATGATTATTTTATTGGACGGCGTTGTTATGGCGTAATCATCATTTTCTATCTGCATTTTGTACGAATTTTTTATTATCCCTCTAAAATCTCCAGCACCGGACTCTCCACTCATTGTGAAATCCATATCGCCTTTTATTGTTTGGAGTAAATTTCCGCCAGTCATCATGTGCATATCGTCTTCTGATTGGAGACGAATTTGTCCGTCTGCTGGTATGGCATCCAGTGGTGTCTGCCCTCGCGCATCACCAGCATACATAAAGATGCCTTTAGCGGCTTTGACCCTGAACGATTCGTCCGTAGAGAAATTAATATCCTTTTCGGCATGAAATGATATTCTGCGCTTGGAGTACACGTCTATATTCCCAGACACGTCCATTTCAATAAACGAGTTTCCTTCGTAAGTGCTTATAACTATTCTCTCGTTCGTGTCATCGATTAAGAACTGACTCCCCGCCGTTGATCTAATTTTTATACGAGAATTGAATGGTCTGTCATCAAGCGATATAGAATGAAGTCCGGGGGACATAAACCCGAATACTCTAGATGACAAGTATGCCCCCAAATTTTTGAACCCCGTCCAGTCATAGCCAGCCGCGCCTAGTTTTTCCTTAACCCATGAAAACTTCTCAGCTCCTGATATTTCCCCGTGGGTGCCCTTGGTATCTATATCTACATTAACCATACCGGCATAATCTGCTCCGCGAGTTTTCCATTCCGGAGAGGTTCTATCCACGTATGCTTTTGTCTGATTATCATACAGGGGCTGAATCTTATTTTTTGTATCATCAAAATCTACATCTGGCTCTGGTGCCGAGAATGGACCATCTGGTTCTCCTCCGGGTGCGTCCCAATCATAGACCCCACTGAATAGCCCACCGACTTCTTGCTGTTCATATACGCATCCAAGCCAAACTCTTCTTCGTGGGTCTCCACCAATACACGTTATAAGAACGTGCGCACCCTTTTCTGGTATACCCCAAAATCCATACTGGGTAACACCATCTGAAGTGGCATTTTTTTTATCATGGCCTTTGGCGTGACAACTATTGCGAATACTCCCACCGAATGGTGAAACATACACGGCCCATGGCAAATGCTGTACTTTCTTCGGATCATCATTTAACGCACCACAATACACCCGAAGTCTACCCATTTGCATTGGATCGTCCGTATCAACGACTTCTCCGATATAGCTACCGGTATTGGCCAGAGGGAAGTTGTCGCCTCTGCCATCAATTGTTAAGTCGTTAAATAGTCTCTGTAATAGTTTCATTATATGATATCATCCGATTTACGCAGCATTAGGTGTTGATAAAATGCACCGCCCGTTATATTATTACGCACTCCAATTACTTCGTAATGGTTGTCATAATATGATATTTCTGGTATGTTCAAATGGTCGGCACGGCCCAATCCTATAACCGAGTCTTTCTTTAGGAAAATTTTAATCTTTATGTAAATAGGATAAGACTCTGGTATTTTATAATAGATTGCGTTCCCAGCGTTGTCAAGTTGTGCTGCTTGACTCGGCAACCGTTGCAGGTCAAACATTAAATTTGGGTTGCCGTACATCTGCATTTCATGATCTGATTGCTGTTCCATGTTAATAAGTTTTGATATGTCAATGTTGGCTCCGGCCTCTGCATTTTCCAACCCACTATTCTTGTTAAAAATTAATGGGACTCTAAGACCACTATACCCGCTCTGAAAAAAGTTGGGGATGCTAGTGCCTTCAGCCGATGGTGGGATTCGTTCACCCATTGTTGTTTCCCTATTTCCGTATATGACAAGAGGTTTCTTATCCCCTTCAGTTACCGGTTTTTCAATAACCTTAATTCCGTTATCAGCACTTATAGAAGTGTTCAACCATGTGATATCGATATCATCGGCTAGCGGTGA